CAAGCATATGATCAAAATATTACTATGACAGAATCAGAAGTTATTGGAGCAAGATGGAGGGAATACGCTAGTCCCGGTGGCGAGAATTACGAAGAGCTATTACTTACAGTTCCTAGACGTCCCGATCCGCTCGGCAAGATGGTAAGTCAGGCGGGTAAAGAAATGGCCCGTCGCTACGGGCCACGAAACTATAATGATCCTCATTATCGGGATATAAAAGACAATATTATAGCACATCTACGAACAACAAAAAGAGATAATGTTAAGGTAGAAGGGGAAATTATTGAAACTCTTCATGCTGAAGAAATACAAAGTCAGTTGCATCAAAAGGCACAAGAATTTGGATATGTACAAGAACCTCCACCTATAACTGAAGAGATACGAGCAAAAGTTAAGAGATTTAAACAAGTAGATCACGCTTTGACTACGAATTGGTCGGAGGATAAATACCTACAGCTAAAAGATGAATATGCTTTGCTTAAAAATGAATTAGCACCTTGGTTAGAAAGTCAATCTAATCGTATTGCAGATTTACCTTTTAAAGAGGTATGGCATGAAATGCTTTTTCGTAGGCTTGTATATAAAGCTGTAAAAGAAGGAAAAAATTCAGTTTCGTGGACGGTAGGAAAAACACAGGTAGAAAGATATCCTAGCATAACTGCAAAAGAAAAAGAAGGCTTGTTAAATTTTTACGACACGAAATTAACAGGATATGCTAAAAGGTATGGCAATCAACATGGTGGAGCAAAGGTTACAAAAGGAAGTTTTGAAAGAGCGCCCACAGAAAACGAATATTTTGAAGTAATCAAAACTAATGAAGAAGTATGGGTTTTACCTATTACTAAGGAAATGCGTGAATCTGTACTAAAAGAGGGTAATAAACGGTTTAAAACAGGTGGTCTAATTACTAAACAAAAGAACTTCCAAAGCGGGGGCTTAAACATGGCAAGAACAGAAGAAGAAGTATATGACGACACAGAAGATCAAATGGACATGATGGGATTTGAGCCTCAAGAACAATCTATTGATCCTGTAAGTGGAAATGAAGTACCACTAGGAGGTACGTCTGAAGGTGTAAGAGATGACATTGACGTAAAGATGAGCAAAGGGGAAATGGTAATTCCTGAATATGCTGTAAACTATCATGGTGTAGAAACATATGTAGATTCTATCCAAAAGGCACAGCGAGGCTATGATCAAATGAAAGATATGGGTTTAGTGGGCAATCCTGATGAAGCAATAATGGATCAAAGTGAACCTCTACCTAAAATGGGAGCAAAAGATATTCCTGAGTATCAATTTGGTGGATTGGTTAGTGCTCCACTTCCTAAAATTCCTACACCTACAATAGCACAACCTGTTACTCAAGATGTCTCTACAGTAGCTCCATTACCTCCTGTAAACATTCAAACTACTCCTATAATGTCTCCATATCCTAGTGGGTATTTTATTGAAATAGCGGGACAACCTAACATGTTTAAGTTTGTAGCTCCTCCGGGGCAACAAAACACACTTACAGGAACATATACGAGAGAACAAATAGGAAGTGCTGCTCCTATTGCTCCTGTAGGTACGACATCTGAATCTGTATATGGACCGGGATTTCAGACATATACTCCTTCTTATACAATGCACAATATACCAAGTACAGGTGGTTATAAAGTTATACCGTACACAAATGCTGAAGGAAATATTGTTTATATGACTAGCGTTAATGGGCAGATACAAGGAACTATTCCTACAGGATATTCTCCATCTGTTAAAGAAGCTGTACCTGCACCACAAATGCAACAACCTATTCAAGCTCCTGTAATAGCTCAACAACCTCCTGTAGCTCCGGGTGGTCCTCCGGGTGGTCCTCCAAGTCCTCCAAGTGGTGTTGTAGGTGTAACACCACCTTCTGTAACCCCTGCTGTACCTGCTACTCTTTCAGCCCAGAATCAAGCTACTGTTCAGTCAATTCATAGTTCAATAAATGCACAATTTGCCCGTTTTTCACAACCTATGCTGTCACAATCCGATATAGCTGCTAGGACTGCACCAGATGTATCAATGGAAGGAATAGCAGTAGAAACACCAGTTGGAGATCTTTCACATGCAGACATTGCTGAAACAGCTATACATGCGGTTACGAGTTTAGTGGGTATTCCTTCCGTAGCTGTAACGGGACTTGCTAAACTGGGAAAATCTTTAGCTTTTCATGGAAATCAAACACAATCAGCAATGATGCAAGGGGCAGTAAATTCTGTGACTGGTAAATCTTCAATTGCCGGTACGGGCTATCATGCTGCTTCTGGTTGGTCTGTCCATGCTGTTCCTAGTCTTTTTGGCCTCACAGCATTAGTAGCATATAATGACAAAGATGTAACAGCTTTTCGATCTGTACAGGATGTTTACAGATCAGTTTACGCTCCGGCCTTTGTCAAAGATTTAACCAATATGACAACTGTGGAAATACAGAATGCTATACAGCAGGATAGCAATGGGAACGTTATAGGTATTGATGCTCCAAATGCAATAGGTACTAAAAATGGAATGGTTTTATCTGATGGAAATTTCTATAGTTACAAACATAATACAACAAATGCTTTAATGCCTATGGCAGATTTTAAAAGTTTGAGCAAAGAAGCTAAAGCACATATATATGCTCTAAGAGATGATTCTCTTTTTGGTCTTCTTCCTTCTGATGATGCAATGGGAGAAGAGGGACTTACAGAACATTCTGAAATGGTTACGTTAGCAGAGAGTATATATGGAAAAAAGGCGCAAAATATGAAAGCTAAGATTGCAACACTGACAAAAACAAATCTTGATAACTCATTAAAGGCAAAGACTCCTTATTCAGCTAGTTATGCGGAGATGTCCGTGCCACCGTCCGAAGCTCATGCTGCTCACATGGATACTATGTCACGCAGCTTTCCCGGTGGCAAAAGCAGCAGTGCTGCTGCTGCTCCAACAGGTCCAACAGGAGCAGCAGCAGCAGCGGCGACATTTGGAGGTCATACCGGTGGATTCTGCTGGGTAGCCAGAAAAGTATACGGAGAAGATAATCCGAAATGGCAGTTATTCCGTTCATGGTTATGCACACAAGCTCCAAAATGGCTTTATAAAGCATATGGTAAATATGGTGAAAGATTTGCAGAATGGCTTGACGGTAAAGAAAGAACACAGAAGATTATTCGTAAATGGATGGATAAAAGAATACAAAAGTATTTAGATACACAACCTAAAACGGCTCAAGAAATTGGTCCTCTTTAAAATATAAAGGAAACAAAACAATGCCAGAAGAAATAGTACCTAAAGAACAAATGGGAGTGTTTAATAAAGGACGAACAGAGCGGCGTCCTTCTCTTCCTCCTCGTAGGATGGCTGAAGCGCCAATGGAAGAAGCCATTAGTGAAGTTCCAATGGAACAAGAAGAGGTAATGGATACAGGATTATCCAGAAGTGATCCAAAAACATTGTTGGCTGATTTTGGAAACTTTTTAGTGGGACTGCCTAATGAAAAAACTACTTTTATGAAATCTTTTATAATGGATAATCCTCCTATTACTGAAGCGGTATCAGGTACTTTACAAATGCCTCCTGAAGATTTAAACGATATGTTTAACGCATTATTGGGAGATATAGAAGCAACTAAAAGATTAATGCAAAAGTTTGGTGGTGAAGAAGCTATGGCTATGGAAGAACCAATGCAACCACGACCACTTGCACAACCACAACCACAGATGCCAATGCAAGCGGAACAACCTCCAGTACCAATGGAGCAAGGCAGAGGATTAGCCTAACTACAATAATCCTCATTTTGTTGGCCTTACCTAACCCCCCGAATTTGGCTACGGTTGGCCCCAACACAGGAGTAAGAATATGTCAGATGAAATTGGTGTAGTAGAACCAGTAAAAAAAGTTGCAGGTTTTGCAGGCGATAAATACAATACAAGAAAAACAATTGAAGATGAAGAAAAAGAGCTAGAAGAATTAAAACAGGAACAAAGTGTAGAAGAAAAGAAAGCACAGAAAGAGGCTGAAGATAACATAGAGCCTGATAACCCAGAAGAAAAAACCTTTAAGAAACGATATGGGGATTTACGTAGGCATTCACAAAAACAAAAGCAAGAATATGACGAAAAACTTTCTACTTTAGAGTCACAACTTTCTGAAGTTACTAAAGCACAGATACAGTTGCCTAAAACAGAAGAAGAGATTGATGTTTGGTCAAAAGAATATCCTGACGTAGCTGCAATAATTGAAACAATTGCAATAAAAAAAGCAAAGGAACAATCTGAAGATTTAGAAACTAAGATGGAAGAAATAAACAAGCTTCAAGCTTCAGCTAAAAAAGAAAAAGCAGAAGCAGAACTTTTTGCGATACATCCTGATTTTGAAGACATTCGTTCTACTGATGATTTCCATCAATGGGCAGAAGAACAACCAAAATGGGTACAAGAAGCTCTTTATGAAAATGAAACAGATGCACGTTCTGCAGCTAGGGCAATTGACTTATATAAAGTAGATAAAGATATATCTGTATCTAAGCCTAGCAAAGCCTCTAAAAATAAATCTGCTGCTGAACAAGTAGATACAAGAAATAAAAGAAGTGCTCCTGACAATAACCGAAATAATTTACAATGGAAAGAGTCTACTGTAGATAAAATGAGTGCTGATGAATACGAACAAAATTCAGATAAGATCATGGAATCAATCCGAGCAGGAAAGTTTGTCTATGATATATCTGGAGAAGCTAGATAAAATACATTTTTAGCTTGACAAAATATAATATTTAACTATAAAGGTATTATTAAAAGAACTAGGCCCATATTTAATATGCTACCTCTAGTTTTTTAGACTACGCTTTTCGGTATACCCAGTAAACAAGGCCGATAAATTTTTGATCATTATTTATCTTACCCTCTATGTAGCTGGCCCCTAGAAAAGTTAAACCTTGTGGTGTGATATTTATGTCACACTTGTGAGCCTTGCTGCTCACTCGTAATGAGAAAAGGAGAAAGATTATGGCTTTTCAACGTGCGGCAGGGTATAACAATTTGCCGAATGGCAATTTTAGCCCTGTTATTTACTCTAAACAGGTACAGGTAGCTTTTCGTAAAAGTTCTGTAGCTGAAGGTATTACCAATAACGACTATTTTGGTGATATCGCAAGCTTTGGTGATACAGTTCGTATTATCAAAGAGCCTGAGATCACGGTCAGATCGTATGCCCGTGGTACTCAAATCTCTCCTCAAGACCTTGATGATGAAGATTTTAGTTTGGTCGTAGATCAGGCTAATTACTTTGCCTTTAAGGTTGACGACATTGAAGAGGCACATTCTCATGTGAATTTTCAGTCAGTAGCATCTGATCGTGCGGGTTATCGCCTAAAAGATCAGTATGATGCAGAAGTATTGGGCTACCTTTCAGGTTATGCACAAGCTTCTGTAAGTGCAGTTGCCAGTTCCGCTAATACTACGGTTTCTGGAACCAAGGCTGTATCTACTGCTGGTTCAGATGAATTGCTTACTTCAATGAAGGTGAGGAAAGATTCTTTTGGCAATATTACCACTACGTCGGCGGGGGATCATTCAATTCCTCTTGCGCCACGGTTGCCGGGAGCTAGTGCGCTTCCGACTGCTACGGCTTCGCCTAATATGGTTATTGCTAGGATGGGTCGGCTTTTAGACACTCAGTTTGTTGACAAAGATGGTCGTTGGCTAGTTGTGTCTCCACATTTCATGGAAGTTTTGATGGATGAAGATTCGCGTCTTTTGAATCAAGATTTTGGTGAGGCTGGAGCATTACGCAACGGTCTTGTTCTCAACAATCTTTACGGCTTCAAAGTTTATGTCTCTAACAATCTTCCAGCAGTAGGTACTGGTCCCGGCACAAGTGGCTCGGCAAACCAGAAATCTAACTATGGTGTGATTGTTGCTGGGCATTCAGCTTCCGTAGCCACCGCTAGCCAGATTACGAAAACGGAATCGTATCGTGATCCTGATAGCTTTGCCGATATCGTGCGTGGTATGCACCTTTATGGTCGTAAGATTTTGCGTCCAGAAGCAATTGCCACTGCGATTTATAATATAGCATAGAGGAGTATGTACAATGGCAACTTTTGATATGACAGCCAAATCTACTACTGGCGTAAGTGCATCTTCTATTGCTTCTCTTCAAGTTACTCGTCCCGGAAGTACTATGAGAATGGTAGATGCTATTCTTGATATGGACGCGCTAACTGCAGACAGTTATAGCTGTACGGATGGTGATATTTTCCAGCTTCTAGAAATCCCTGCAAATACTTTTGTTTTGTTTGCTGGGGCAGAAGTTCTTAAAGCCTTTGACGGTACTTCCCCAACAGTGGATATTGATTTTGCTGCTGGTGATGATATTATCGATGGTGGAGATGTTTCCTCTACGGGTATTCTTGCTGAAGGAACAAACGGTCAGGCCAATGACGTTATTACTGGTGCTGATTCTTTGTTTGAAGGTTGGGTTACGACAACGGATACGATTGACGTTAAGTTGATCGCTGGTTCCGCTGACGTTACTTCTGGCAGACTGCGAGTTTATGCGTGTCTCGTTGACGTAAATGGCTATGCAGAAGCCGCTGATGAAGTTGATAGAGATCAGCTTGCTTAGTTAACTTTGGTGGGGAGGGGGGAAGAACTTTCCTCTCCCCATCATAACTATATATAGGATAGCAAATGGCAAATACCTTTTTAACCTACACTAATGATGTTCTTGCAAAAATGAATGAAGTGCAATTAACATCTTCTGATTTCAGTAGTTCTCGTGGCATTCAAACACAAGCTAAGAATGCTGTAAATCAAGCCATTAGATATATTAATCAACGAGAATTTACTTGGCCTTTTAACACATCAGAGGCTTCAAAAACATTAACTGCGGGTATAACAAGATATGCTTTACCCTCCAGTACAAAATGGGTTGATTATGCTACATTTAGAGTACAAAAGAGTTCTACATTAGGAAATGCTACGCAACATTTATCTACATTAGATTACCATGAATATTTAGATATGCATATTAGTCAAGAAGATGAAGTAGTTAATACTGCACTAAACGGTTCTCATACAGATTCAGATACAACTATAACCGTAGACTCAACTACAGGATTTGATTCTACTGGTACAATTGTTATTAACGAAGAAGAAATTACATATACAGGAGTTAGTTCAACTACCTTTACAGGAGCTACAAGAGCAGCAGGAGGAACTACTGCGGCTGCTCATTCTGATGATGATACTGTAACACAATTTGATGGTGGTAGTATTCCTAGCCATGTGTTTCGTACTCCTGATAATGCTTATGGGTTATTTCCCTATCCAAATAAGGCATATACTTTAGCTTTTGATTATTATACGTTTCCAAGTACAGATTTATCTGCTCATAGTGACACAACTACTATTCCCGATAGATTTAAACATGTAATTGTAGATGGGGCTGTATCTTACGTATATTTGTATCGAAGTGAAGTACCTTTATACGAAAGAAGTTTTGCAATGTTTAATGAAGGTATAAAACATATGCAAACACTTTTAATAAACAGATTTGATTATATGCGTTCAACATATATTCCTCGTTCAAGTAGTTCTGCATATACCACGTCTTCATCTTTTTAATCATTATGTGTAATAATGAAAATTGCACATGTGAAAATTGTCAATATTCTCTTGGAAATCCTTGTGGATGTAGTGAAGGTAAAAATGAATGTCACTAAGATTAAAAAATGCAGCAGCAGCATTAGATAGCACTAGTCTTACTTCAGTATATACTTGTCCTACAAACTTTACCGCAAGAATAAAAGAAGTATGGGTAACAAATATAGATGGATCAAGTGCAGCTAACATAACTTTAAAGTGGACAGATACTTCTGCAAGTGCTACGTATGATTTACTTAGTACTTTTAGTGTAGCTGCAGATAATTACAAACAATTTGCTGATACTAATATTGTGCTAGAAGCAGGAGATATATTTAAAGCACAAGCTTCTGCTGCAGATGATCTTACAGTATCATTGTTTATTGAAGAAGAACTAAATGTTACGGGATAACTATTAATGCCAGATACTTCCTCTATATCTCCAATTACAGTTTCTTTAGGTGGTGGTCTTATTTTAGATAAGGATGATTTCTCTATTCCACCGGGAGCAGCGGTAGCTTTACAAAACTTTGAGCCAAGCATAAAGGGAGGCTATCGAAGACTTACAGGAAGTAGTAAGTTTGATGATGATCAGGTAAATAGTACAAATACAATTTTAGGAGTTAAGGTATTTAATAGTGGTGTATTAGCTGCTTCAGGTAATCTATTAAAATTCAGTACAGGAAGTGGTTGGTCTGCAAGTATTGCTACAAGAACATCTGCTGGTCGTTATAAATTTGACAATTTTAATTTTACTAATGCTGAAAAAGTAGTAATGGTAGATGATGTAAATCAAGCTGCTACATATGATGGTTCTACTTATACCTTATTGAGTAGTACTGGTGCTCCTGCTGATCCAGCTTCTGTAGCTGTATTTAGGGATCACATATTTTTTGGAGGAATGTCTACTAACCCACAAGAAATTGTATTTACTGCACCCTTTCTTGAAAATGATTTTACGGCGGCAAATGGAGCAGGGTCTATAAAAGTTGATACAAGCATTGTGGAATTAAAAGTCTTCCGCGATGCTTTATTTATTTTTGGTAAAGATAAAATATATAGACTTACTGGTACAAGTATAGCAGATTGGCAAGTAGTTCCTGTAACAAGAACATTGGGTTGTGCCGATGGATTTTCTGTACAAGAAATAGGTGGTGATCTTTTGTTTTTATCTCCAGATGGTTTAAGAACAATTGCTGCTACTGCTAGAATTGGTGATATAGAATTAGGTACTGTGTCTAAACCAATTCAACCACGTATTGAAGATATTGGTTTTGATAATGTTACTTCTGTTATTGTAAGAGGAAAAAGTCAGTATAGATTGTTTTATCCCAAAACAGGTGGCAGTACAGAAAATAGTAATGGTATTCTGGCTACGTTAAAAAGAACGCCAGAAGGAAATATTGGATTTGAATACGCAGACTTAGTAGGTATAAGGCCTTCATCTATGGATTCTGGTTTTATTAGTAATACCGAATACATAATTGAGGGCGGGTATGATGGGTATGTACGTAGACAAGAAAATGGGGATACCTTTGATGGATCAAACGTAATATCTGTATATCGTTCTCCTGATTTATCTCTTGGAGATACGGGCCTAAGAAAACTTATGCAACGAATTATTTTAAATTACGAAGTAGAGGGAACAATAGCTGCAGAACTTAGAGTTAGATATGATTCCGATTCTAAAGATACACCACAACCCGCAAAATTTGATATTACCTCTCCCGGTGGAATAGCAATTTTTGGTAGTTCTTCTGCTACATATAATAATGCTGTATATGGATCAAGTGGTGCTCCTATATTTAGAAGGGCCATTGAAGGATCAGGATTTTTAATTGCTGTTAAACTTAATCACAATAGTTCCAATAATCCTTTTACTATAAATTCATATCAATTAGAATTTACAAATGGAGGACGTAGATAATGGGTTCAACATATACAAGACAAAGTAGTGCTGAAATTGTAGATGGCGAGGTTATTCAAGCATCAGATTTTAATGATGAGTTTGAACAACTTGTATCTGCTTTTGCTGTATCTACAGGACATACCCACGACGGTACAACCGCTGAAGGTGGTCCTGTAACCAAGCTTTTAGGTACAGCCATTACGATTGGGGATGGTACTGCTGGCACAGATATTGCAGTTACTTTCGATGGTGAAACAAGCGATGGTGTTCTGACTTGGATGGAAGATGAAGATCATTTTAAGTTCTCTGATGATGTTGTAATAGATAGTAGTAAAAGAATATACTTATATGATGAGGGTGGTGAATATATCTATGGTGATGGCACAGACTTATATTTAGTCTCTGGTGCGGATATTAATATTCCTGCAAATATTGGTGTAACTTTTGGTAATGATGGCGAAAAGATAGAAGGGGATGGTACTGATTTAACAATTAGTGGTAATAATATTAATCTTACCGCTACAGCAGATATTGTAATTCCTGCTGATGTAGGAATAACTTTTGGTACTGGTGAAAAGATTGAAGGAGATAGCACAGATTTAACTATTACATCAGGAGCAGATATTAATCTTACTGCTACAGCAGATATAAACATACCTTCTGGTGTCGGTGTAACTTTTGGTGATGATGGTGAAAAGATAGAAGGGGATGGTACTGATTTAACTATCTCAGCTTCTGCTCTTTTTAATGTAGATGCTGGTACAGATATTGTTTTAGATGCTGGTGGCGGCGATGTTTTCTTCAAAGATGATGGTACTACATTTGGTAGTGCTACTAATACTTCAGGTAATCTGATAATTAAATCTGGTACTACAACCGCTTTAACTTTTAGTGGTGCCAATGTAACTGGTGCAGGTACATATACTGGTGGTGGTACTATGACTACTGGGGGTAATATTGTTATTCCTGATGCGGGTAATATTGGTTCTGCTAGTGATACGGATGCAATAGCAATTAGTTCAGGAGGAGTTGTAACTTTTTCTCAAAACCCAGTATTTCCCGATGGTGGTACAGATATTGCGGATTTAGATATAGATGGTGGTACAGATATTGGTGCAGATTTAACTACTTCTGATTTAATTATCGTAGATGATGGGGCAGGTGGAACTAATAGAAAAGCTGCCTTATCTAGAATTAATACTTTAGTTCAAACTGCTGGTGGGTTTCCTTTAACTGCTTTAGATATAGATGGCGGTACAGATATTGGTGAAGCTATTGTAGATACTGACCTGTTTATAATTGATAATGGAGCAGGGGGGACCAATAGAAAAACAGCAGCTTCTAGACTTAAAACATACATTGGTTCAGATTTTTCTGATCCAGCTTCTGCAGATGGAGATTCACTTGGTACAGCATCTTTAGAGTGGAGTGATTTATATCTTGCAGATGGGGGTATTATTTATTTCGGTAATGACCAAGAGATTACACTGACCCATGTAGCTGATACAGGACTTAATTTAAAACACGCTGCATCGGGTGACGATAAATATCCTACATTTACCTTTCAAACTGGTGACATCGATATTGCAGCGGATGATG